TACGACAACTTCGTCATGCGTGTTGAAGACGACGACGTGGACCTCTCTCCCGACGACGAAATCGAGTTCCTCGAACACGAGGAACAGCGCAAAATCATCTGATGTTTCCGGGTGCGGACGCCGACCGTGAGCACGCCGCGTACGCGCTCGTCGGCGCTGTCCTTGTCGTTTGGTACCTGTTCCGCGAGGTCGACCTTGAGGACGCGAAGGAGTCGGCGGACGAGGTCGCGGAGTCCGCGTCCGATGTCGTCGACGAGGTGACGGAGGGCGACGACTGATGGCGACTACCGCGACTGAGACCTGGACCGACGTCTTCGGGCCGTCAACTCCTGACGAGGTCCGTGAGGGGATCGACGCCGGCGTCAACGAGCTCGTTGAGCAGCTCGCCGACGACGCGGCACGCCCGACAAAACCCGGGAAGGCCGACCCGCACGCGGCGAATCCGTCGAAGACGACGACGATCCAGCGGAAGTACGCGCAGAAGCTCCGCGGACGCTTCTCGACGATCGCGATGGAGGTTCGCGCTGGCGTCCGCGACCGGGATGTCCTTGGCCTTGACGGCGACGACGGCGAGAGGACCTCGGTCTCTGATATCCTCGCTGGCGATGTCGTCCCGGACGAGGTCCGCGACCGGCTTGTTGAGCTCCTGGCGGCCGAGCGGTACGGCGCCGTCGACGAGCTCGTTGAGCAGCTCGCCGACGACTTCGACCCAGACGACCTCTCCGGGCAGGACTTTGATTTTACAACGCTCTCCTGGAAGCACTCCGAGTTTATGGACTGGCTCCGGACGCAGCAGGAGGCGGGCATCCTCGAGGTCATCGGTCGCGACGAGAACCCGTACGTCCGGTCTGCCTACGAGCGTGGCTGGAAGAACGCCGGCCAGTGGATGGACGAGGACCCGGTCGAGGCCGACATCGCCTCGGCGCTCCAGCGGCCGGTCCACCGAGACAAGCTCGAGTTGCTGTACTCGAGGAACTTCGAGGCGCTTCAGGGGATCACCGAGGATGTCTCCCGGCAGATCTCTCGAGAGCTCGCGAACGGGCTCGCCGAGGGAGTCCACCCGGAAGAGATGGCCTCGCGGATCACCGACCGAATCGACTCGATCGGGAAGACGCGGGCGACGACGCTCGCGAGGACCGAGTCGATGTACGCTCACAACGAGGCGACAATCTCGACGTACGAGGATACACTCGGGGACATCGAGACGGAGGTCGTCTCCGAGGTCTCGACTGCTGGGGACGCGCACGTCTGCGAGATATGTACTCCGCTTGAGGGGAAGACGTACTCCCTCGAAGACGCGCGGAAAGAGGGCCCACCGTTCCACCCGCGGTGCCGGTGCATCCTCGTGCCGAAGACGTCGCGTTCTGACTCGGCGCCAGCGCCGACCGCGACTGCGAGCTGACCGACGACGCGACCGCGGCCGACGTCCAGGAGGTCCCCCGTC